TCCCTGTCAGCCAACGGTATAAGGGTGTAATAGTCACGCAACCAATCAGACAGGTCTCCGTAGATGGTTTGCTGTTCCTGTTCATTCTCTCTACTACTTTTGTCGAGAAATCTCTCAACCAAGTTGGGATGCTCTCTCTGAATCTTTTCGTAAATCTCTTTAACCTCCATAATCTTTAATGCTTTATTGTTTGACGTTGCAAAGTTAGGGAAAATCCTTGAAACAGCCAAGAAAATGCCCTAACTTTTAATAACTCTTAACAATCGTATATCTTACGCAGTCTCTCCAGTTCCTCTGCCTCGAACTTCTCCATTTCAAAGATGTAGTCGAGCATATCATCCTTGTCGTCTGCTTTCATTTCCCACCACTTCTTTTCAAAGCGCAGGGCAGCATCACGAACGAGACTGGCAGCAAGGTTATAGTCATAGACCTCAGACATATTGTAGATGTCTTGATAGATGTCTGCTGACATTAACGCCAATGCCTCATGCTCATAGCCCTGCATGGAAAGTGACGTGCTGACTTTCTGATATGACTTGTCGAACTTCAACACACCATATAACAGGGCTACGTCATGCTGATTGATAGTGCCGTCATAGATGCCTGTATAGTCCTGTATTCTCTCCTGTCGTACAGGTGACTTTGCCACCTCAGCCAGTTTGGGATAGGTCATGTAGAGACCGCTGCCGTCTGTGGCAAGTGCTATACCGTCGTAGAACTCCATTTCGATGGGACATTCATCACCATCAAATGAATACTGGCTACCCATGTTGTATTCACGCAGGACAGCGTTAGCCTTCTTGATTAATGCCCTGTGGGACTTGCTGCCGTCCACAAGAATCTCGTCAACGTAGTGAGGGATAACCTCGAATGTAATTTCTTCCATAATCATATTGTTTAATTGTTTGACGCTGCAAAGTTAAGTAAAACTTTTGAAATAACAAAGAAATTGCCTTACTTTTAAGTATTATTCACAATTCTATTATACCACTGTCTATATTCTTCATCACATTGTGATTTCAGAATGTTATAGTTCTCCGTGGTATTTGGATAGAAGTCATTCAAGTCATTCATGCGTAAACGAATCTTTATGCCATCATTCTCAATGATAAGTTTATCTTCTGGCTCGTTCACAGAAAGTATTGTGCTTTTTGTAACAACATGATGGCACTGCATATCCAGACCAAGTGATAACACCTTGCAAGGAAGCAAACATTTGACACCTTTGATTACTATTGTCTCCATATCTGTTATCGTTTTAATTTGACTGTGCAAAGTTAAGAAAAAAGGTTGAGACTGCCAAGAAACAGCCCAACCTTTTATATTATATTAACACATACCCGACTTGTACTTATCTAAGTCCTACCAACCATACACCTTTGCGACGTAGGGGCGCAGGGAACGTGTTGCCTTTCTGAACTCTTCTTCTGTCATGTCCTCATAGGCAATGGCGTGTTTCAGTCTTTCTGCCTGTTCCCTGTCCTTTGCTACCCTGTACAGATAGTAGTTAGTGCCGTCGTGGTGACTGGCTCTGCATCTTACATTGTACCTGTCGCAGTACCAGTCGAGATAATCACACTCTGACTTCAAGATGTTCTTAACCTTATTGCCAAAGGTACAGGCGGCGTTATGGTTTCCGTCCCAAAGCCCAAGGACACCGAAAGCGATGATAACACCGTCCACTTCAACGTCGAGATTAGCACGTTCATCATCAAGGTAGATGTCGCAGTCGGCGTAATAACGCTCGTAGTTGATTTCGATGCCCTCTTCCTCTCTCGATGCCTCGTCGGGATAGTCGATAAGCATACACCTTTCCCACTCGTCATAATCGTCGTTAGTCCATATCACCCTGTGGTCGTAGTCGATATAACCGTCACCTCTCACAAACCTTGCATCACACATTCCGAAGTATTCCCTTACTCGGAACTCGTTCATGTCGCCGTCTTTCTCGTAGAAGTTGGCAGCAGATAATTTGGATAGATAGCACTTGTTAGGTGAAACACTCGTGTCCCACTTGAATTGATACAGGACACCACGAAGCCAACCACCAGTGTTGCGCTCTGTCTCGAAGATTTTCAGTAACTTGTCACCCTTACGGTAACGTGATTTTAATTTACCCATAACTCAAAATTTTTTGTTAGACGCTGCAAAATTAAACAAAAAAATTGAGACTACCAAGAGATAGCCTCAACTTTTAATATCTTTTAACAAATAACTACAGCCAGAATCATGCTGGGACTACTGCCGTACTCTCTGGGAACGGTCATACCGCTTGTTGTAGTTCCTAAAGGACTTCTTCAACTCGTGGAGAGCAGTCTGGCAGGCTCGAACCTTTGCCCGACCCAGAGCCAGCTGTCCAGACAGGTCAGCTACCACGCCATCCTTGCTCTTGTCATCCCAGATGGGCGTAATCTGGTCTCTAATAGATTTATTACTTGCCTCCTGTTCTTTGAGGCTCTGGCGAATCGCAATTGTAGCAGCGGCGACCCCACGCATCTTCTCTAAATTTTTGTTCATAACGTTATAACTTGATAATATTAATATTAATAACAGCAATCTACCTTACACCAGTTGAGCATAGTATCGCTACCGTCCCCAGAAGCCACGCCGTCCGCATGGAAAGTAAACTCATTAGGCTTGGTATCATCTACTATGGTTTCACCTACGTTACATGCACCAAACTTATCCTCGTGGTCAAAGTAGTGCTTAGCCTCATCATACGTCATCCGTGCCAGTGCCTGTATGTCATAGTACATATCATTCACGCTTGCGTGTAATATCCTTATCCTTGCCATAATACGTGTATGTTTTTAAATTATACGTAACTTGTACTTTTTTAAGTCTTACTGGCTCATGGCTTGCAGTTCCTCCAGATGCCTATCGACATACCCCTTAACGCCTTCCAGTGACCTATAAACGCTGTCCTTTACTTTCATGTCACGCCTCGACTTACCACGAGGGACGGTAACGTAGAAATCTCCATACCAACCACTACCTATCATCATACCACACTGCCAGACATCAATACCCTTGTATTTCCCGCAGTAATGCTTCTTATCTCTTATTTCGTAAAATGCCATAACTCTATTCCTCCACGATTTCTAAGATTTCTTCACCATAGCACCACCGACCACAATCAAGTGTAAAGGTGTAGTTGTAATCATAGAGTTTCAAGTCCTCCATGCGTACACTCTCGATAGGCTCACCATACTTTTCACCACACTCACATCTTTCGATGCTTGTTACCTCAGTTGTAATCTCCCTGCCTTGCAGTTTGACCTTAACCTTTGTTCCGATTTTGATTTCCTTTTCCATAATCTAATATGTTTGTTGTTTACGCTGCAAAGTTAAATAAAAAGATTGGAATATCCAAAGAATACCCCAATCTTTTAACTATTATTAGTAATCCAACTTGAAGAAGCCGTCAATCTCCTTGAAGCCTGCTACCTCGTCTTCGTCGTTGGTAAGACCTATCTTGTCGAAAGCCCACGAGCCTACACGCTCGTCTGTGTCGATGTGATAGTCACCACCACCACGCCCATTGCCAGAGCAGGTGAGCAGGGGAAGCGGATGCACTTGATACTCGTCGGTGCTGTCGTCGAACTCTGGAACGATGCAATACTGCTTCTTGGTGTAGTTCACCAGATACTTGTAGTAGGGGATTGTCTCGTATGGATTCCACTTCTTGCCCTCTTTCCACTCTGGCATGGCAGGGATTGAATCCTTTAACGCCAGATACTTCCTCGACTTCTTATCGTTGGTCGGGCTGTCGTAGTCCTCGTAGATGAAAAGACTTGCATCACGGTAGATGTCATGCTCTCCTGTCCTCGTCTCAACGTGGTCTGCATAATCGCCACACCAGACGAACGGATGCCCCTTGAAGTCGTTAGCCAGAAGAAACTCCATAGAGCGAACAAATGAATTGCCGATGTAGGAGTGCTCCATTAACTTTGCGCCATTACCGAAGTCATAGCACTTTAACGACACTAATACTGGATTCTTTGCAGTTTTCCAGTTCTTCCTCAATACAGAGGGAATGTAATACTGTCCCATAATCTAAATTAATTTAAGTTGTTAATACTATTTGTTGGTTAAAACCGTATCTCTAAGAGAGAGGCACACTTCACACATATTACTCATGGTAACAGAGACGTGTCCCAATAACTTGCCGTCGCTCGACCACTTCTTTACTTCCACACAGATAACGAAACTATCTAACTTGTGACGTAACAGGTAAACCACCTGCTGCCATGTCTGGATGTCCCTAACCACCTCAATGTCTGGGGTGTAGTGTGGATTCCGCTTTATTTCTGCTGTATATACCATAATACTATTGTTGTTTCTGGATGCAAAATTAGAGAAAAAAATCGAAACTACCAAATATTTTCAAAGAAAAAACCCCGACGATAATGTTTTTTAACATACCATCGGGGCATCAACAACTAAACTTTAAGATATGGAAGCGAAATGTGCTCTACTCGGCGCAACGCTCGATGATGTCTCGAAACGTCAGCGGATAATTGGGCTTTTTAGCCAGAAACTCTGCTACCATCTTGTCAAACTTCAACTCCACGAAGTTCTCCAGAATCTCTTCCACGGTAGCCTTGAACTCATGATAGGGCAGTTCTACCACAGGATTACGTTTGCCACGAAGTTCTCTAATGGCTATCCTGTCCTTGATGTGCAGCCCGCCAAACTTCTGTGCCAGAATCTTCTCCACGATGTCCAATACACCGCCATTGTCGTTTAAGAATGCCCTACACAATTGGTAGTTCATAAGGAGGTCAGCCTTGGGCTTGAACACCTCGTAAATCTTAGCGTATTTCATATTGATATAGTTTTATTATAATTATCAGTCCTTAAACACTTTCTTATACTTGGTCTGGAATTTCAGACACTCATCCAGTTCTTTCTGTAGTTCTGGGATGCGTTCGATACGCCACTGGAAATACACTTTAACTTCGTTACAGAGCACTACTAAGTCAGTGTTGGTCAGTTTATCCAGTTCCACCTTACAATCCGTCCACTCGTCAAATCTGTACCTATTGAGGAAGAGCGGGATGCGTTGCACATCGTGCATTTCAGTGTGGTCATCAAACCTCCGTCTGATAAAGCACTCGACACCCAGATATACATACTTCTTAGTGATTGACACTACAGGTCTATCTTCACCTATCGCTACTCTCCTGTCGTAGTTGTCGGGAAATACTATCTTACTACCTACGAGGTCTCGGATAGTCTTAATCATCTGTTCTCTCTCCATAGCCTTAAAGAAATTCGATTGTTACACGTTCTGTTATCTGCGGGAATGTCTTGCAGATTACTCTCTTATGCCACGGTGTTAATGTTATACACTGGCTAAAGTTCCAGAGGGCAATATCATGCCGTAGGTCGCTGACTTCACCCATGAACAGGGTGAGAGCCTTAAACTCTGCCTCGTTGAGAGACATGACGGCAACGTGCGGGTCGCCATAACTGCCGCCAATGCAACTGCCGTCTGGAAACTCACGATAAAACGAGTTCTTGTCTGTGATTTTTACTTTGTAACGTTTCATATCTCTTGTTGTTTAATTGCGCTGCAAAGTTAGGAATAATATTTGAAATAACCAAGAGAATTACAATATTTAACATTTGGTACGACGGGCGGGGGTCGAACCCGCAAGCCTCAGATTTTAAGTCTGATGTGTCTACCTTTGCACCACCGTCGCATAAAAAACCCTCTAAGTTATCTTCTCAGACTACTTAGAGGGCAAAAACAATCATTTTCTACTAACCTTAAATCTAATACCATGAAAAACACATTCTTACTCAATCTGGTCAACGACAACGCCAGTTCCTGTGCTTGATGGTCGCCACGAGACGACGGCTGTAACTTCGCCGTCAGCAAATCCCAATGTCAACTTGTCCCTTTTGTCGTCGATGCCCTCCAATCTAAAACTGGACACGGTTAATGGAAGATGCTTTTCTACCTCGGCAGATAAATCACCCTTGTTCAATAATCGTGTGTTAACGAAACACGTCCTAACCAGTTCCAGAATGGAACTCTTTTTATTAGTATTCTCAACTATTCTCATATACTATAAATATTAAACTATTGCAAAGATATATATTTTATTTGAGAAAAACAAATTTTCAGCGATGTTTTTTCGCCTTCTTCTGATTTTTCTGCCAGCCCTTTAGTTTTTTACGCTTTGGCTCGAAGTAGAGGGGACTGCCGAATGGGTCAACCAGAATCGGCATATCCAGCCCTCTAAACGGATTACAGGTGAATGTCAGTAACATAGTCAATCCTCCTCTAACTCTTTCTTCTGTGTCAGCCTGTCACCGATTTTCTTATCAGTGATGATGTCGAGAAACATCAATACCAGACAGAAAATTAAAAATCCTAAGAACATAATACTATCTGTTTTCGTAAACTGCCTTTTCGAGTGCCTCTGTGACGAAATGCTCGTAGAAAGCCTTGTATTCCTCACAACGCCCCACATACAGGATAATGAATGGGATAAAATCTTCGAGGCTATTTAAGAGAAGTTGAGAGACATTCTCCACAGGGCGCATACCCACGTTTGCCTCTCCGTCGAACATAAACACGCCGTCTGGGAAGTTCGTAGGATTATTGACCACGAATGCAATAGCGTTGGCGTTCATCATCCCCTTGGTCACGAGATAGTTCAAGTCCTCCATCTTATGAATCTGGAAGATGTAGCCTGTGCCGCCACATTCATCATCACGATACCTGTTATAGGCATCCAGCACGATACTCCTACCAGAACCGATACGGAAATCATCTTCCACCCTTGCCTTGACGAACTCAACGATGTCCTCAATCAGTTCATCTGGTCTAATCATTCGTTTTGCTTTCATAATCTAATTGTTTATTGTTTCACGCTGCGAAGTTAGGGAAAAAAGTTGAGACTACCAAAAGATAGCCCCAACTTTTAACAACAATTTAGATATGGAAGTCAACGTTATAGACAAACGAATCAGCAGGGAGTTTGGATAGCAGGGTCTTTACTTCCTCATGCCAGTCCTCTGGGTCTTTCTCATTGGAGACACAAGCCCACCAACCCATTTCACCTTTCTCGCACCAGACACCATCAATGACGATGCAGAAGGGGAAGTTGTCCTTATTGTCGTAGTGCCACTCCAGACCGTCTTTCAGTTCCTTGCAGGGATTACCCCAGAAGTCAGTACCGTCAACGTAGGCATCATCTGGGTATGGCTCGAAGTCAATCTCACCGAACTTGCACATATCGACAAACTCACCGTCCTTTGTCTTGATGCTCTTAGACCAGCGACCACCAACGGTGTACCAATCCCACTTGGAATCTGGATTGTAGGTGCTATACACAGCCCACACACCGTTTTCGTCGAGGCGGTAAGCATTGCCGTCCCAATCCTCGCCATGCTTCTTGTAGAGTTCTGGGAACTGAGCAAACACCTCTGGCTTGTGTGCCTTGAAATACTCGGCATATTTCTCACCATTCTTATAGATAAGGTGATTGACATAGGCATTGCCGCCTTTGTTGCGTGGGAAGTCGATGTCAAATTGTTTCTTGGTGAAGAAACCTTTCTTGCCTCGCATGAACTTCACGAAAGACTTCTTGAAAGCCTCGTAGTCTGCTCTGACAGGGGCATCTGCCTCCTTACCGTAGAGATAGGCTTCCAGAAAGTCAATCATTTCAGAATCCTTGACATCACGCTTACGATACTCTGGCATTTCCTTACTCTCGTCATACTTGGCAAGGCTCTCGTCCATGCCGTGCGCTTTCGCATACTCTGGGGTCAAAATGACCAATCCGCAAAAATGTGACATAATCTTAAATGTTTAAATTGTTAATGTTGATGTTATTTGTTCACGCTGCAAAGTTAGATAAAATCTGGGACATAGCCAAATATATCCCAGATATTTAACATAGTTTTACATATCAATCAGTTCCCACTTGATACCAGAAGCGTGCTTCTTCCAGACGTTATCTGGGTCAAGACAGTCCTCGAAATCACCTACGTTAAGCCACTCACAGAGGGTAATCAACTGACCGTTGGCATCCACAGTAACCTCATAGACATGACCGCCATAGGTGAAAGAGATAGAGAAATCATCATCCTTGCCAGCCTCATTCTCTGGTATTCCCTCAAAGTAATACTTGTTGAGATAGATGTCGATGCTGTCATCAAAATTCGTACCCTTAATCGTGATATGGATACCGTTCTTGGGCGATACAAGCCCTACATACTTCTGGTTTACCAGTGTACGGGTGTAAACACTCTTAGCCTCGTAGTCTCCGTAGAACTGGTTGTTCTTGACCTTTGTGGTCTCTTCTACTTTCAAAATTCCTACTACCATAATCCTATAATTTTAAGATAAACTGTTAAAGAAATCGTTGTTGTAGTTGTAGTTATCACACAGGAACTCATAAATCCTGTCACGCACAGGCTTGGGGATGTCGTCTATGTATAACCTTGTAGAGTACGCCACACCATCCTTGATGTATGAATATTTCAGCCCATCATCATCCAGAATAGTGTCAACTTCACGACCATCAATAATGAGAGGGTTGCCGTCTGTCAACTCCATTAGGTCGTCATGTTCCAATTCACCATAGCCAACCAGAGCCTTATAGAAAGCCTGTTCGCCGTACCTTTTCGTTGATTTTCTTTTCTTCATAATTCTAATATTTAAATGTTTTGACGGTGCAAAGTTACATAAAAAAACCGAATCTACCAAACTTTTTCGAGAAAACTTTTAGGACAATATAAAAGTTTAACCGTTGTTAACAAAAACAATGTGGGAGCATACCAAATAGTATACTCCCACCTCAACCTAACAATTTCATTATGGAAAACAGGCGTTGTCACAACGCATTGTGCCCCTTGCAGGATTCGAACCTGCGACCCCTTGCTATCGCAAGTACTCTAACCAGACTGAGCTATACAGGGCAAAGTGTTCCCGACTGGATTCACATACCAGCATGTCACGATTCAGAGTCGCTGCATTACGTTTTCTTTAAGCTACGTTATTATGCTACGGGAAGTTAGGCTATATTGTCATCTGTTGTACACCCAGACGAGCCAGCCCCACCTACGTTTCACGTGGAACATCGCAGGAATTTATCTCTTGTTTTTGTGTTGCCTATGGCAGTCCGCTGAAATCGATTTGATAAGTTACGACTGAAAATTCAGATTCTGTTGTTATATGCGGGTCGTGCCACAGGTCTTTCGACTTATGTATATATTCTTTCTATCTTCCCCTATTAGGGCGGGGGACGCTCTTTCTCTTTCCTCATGACGTTTACTTTTACTGGTTTAAAAATGGGGGATGGGACACGGTTGGCAGTGTCGGCGGTGTCATGACCGCAGGACGGGCGCAGGCGCATCCCTATCCCCACTCTCGGCGAATCTGCGCATCTGGCGGGCGTATGGCTGTGACTGGTTTCGCCCGCTCTCTCTCTGGTTAGCGCAGGGGAGTTATGCGGTACAGCTGCGTCTTAGAGCCGTCCTCGTTCTCCCTAACTTTGCTCGGTGTAGCCACCACTCGGATGTTTCTGGTGACGTTGAGCATTTTCTTTTTTCCACTCATAAGGCTTCCGAATTTAGTTGTTAATCTTCTGTGCAAAGATATATAACTTTTTCGAGAAAACCAAATTTATGGTATATTTTTTTCAATTTTTTCACATATAGTCCGCTTGGTCGTTGAGAAACTCAACCGCTTCCATTTCTGTCTCAATCATTGCATCCAGACGGTCATCGTTGAAATTCTCATTCTCGTCCATGAACTCAGACAGGTGAACACCTTTCATACTGGTTACGTAGTTACCACAATCATCGTACAAGTCCATGCCAGACAATGTATCAATGGCTTTGTAGCCCATTTCAGTTACGTGTTCCATACTATATCCTTTCTCTCTTTTAGAAAGGGCTGGGTGGCAGGACAATCTGCCGCTTATGGTGATGCTATCACACTGCTCCGCTGTCCGTCGCACCCTTGCCCTATATTAATAGATACTTACAGCCTACAACTTCATAGCCTTAAAACCTCGTTTCTCGTGGTTTCGTGTGAGGGGCTTGTAAACCCAACCGCCACGCTCTTCGTCGAACAGGTAGGCGTATTCAGACCACCCAAAGGGCTTCAATACCTCTCGCTGGGTCTTGCCCTGTGTGGGCTTAATGTAATCCCACTTCTCGCCGTCTCTGTTGGCATAGTGACGGACATACTTACTATCAAGGGCACTGCACGCACCGCCAATCACGAGGTTAAGGGCTGAATGGTAGTCAAGGAATTTCTCTTTGAGAACTGCACCCACACCAGAGGGATAGCCATCCCAATGGCAGTAGACTGCCAGATACTGCTCGTTAGGTACTACAACCTTGCACAGATTTGCGCCACCCTCTTTGCGCCAGACGTTGCCCTCGTGGTCTTTGCAATCCCAATTGTCGAGGGGAACAGGCAGCAGAGCCTCGTTAAACTTCATTTCCTTACCGATGTCCTCTTTGCGGACTTTCACGATAATAACGCTTCTTGTACTCATATCTTTGTTGTTTTTATTGTTTGACGCTGCAAAGTTAGGGAAAATCTGCGAGATAACCAAGGTTTTCCCCAACTTTCTGCATTTCTTTAACCTTTATTAACTAACAATGTCAAGAATCTGGTTCTCAATGTAGTCGGCAATGTTGTACACATCATCCCAATCTACATCCGTTAGGGGATACTCACTGCAATCTTCAATGTTAAGGTAGATATGACCTTTCTCGTCAGTAAACACGCCGTTGACGGTGGAAAAGCAGTTGCTGGCATACTCTGGATGGTTGCCGCCGTCGTAGGGGACAGAAACAAATTCCTCTGGGTCATAATCGTCGAAGTCGATTTTGCCGTCATGCTCGGCTAAAACCATCTGGAGATACTTCTCACTCTTTTCTCTAATCTTTCTCTGGATAGGGAGAATACTATCGTATAACTCCCCTGCCTTTCTAAGGTACGTTTCTTTCTTCATAATGATATAACTTGTTAGGTGAATTAAAATACTTCAATCATAGCCTTTGCCACCAAGTCCATGAGGTGTTTCATCTTCTCGTCTTTGTCGAGGTAGGCGGGATAGTTACGAAGTTCTTTCATTCCCTCCAGAATCTCAGCCAGATTCTCGTTGGTGGTCTTGATAACCTCTTCACGACGGTCAGCGTAGATAGCCTGCATACGTTCCTCTGGAGAGTTCACCCAGAGCATCCAATCCAAATCGCTGTCCTCACTCTGGACGGTAAACCCGCTTTTCTCGCCTGTGATAGTGCCCACAGCCTCAACACTGGCGAATGGCTCTGACCAGACAGTACCACCCCACATATCCTTTACTGGTGCGCCAGCGTTCTTGTTATACTTGATGCCTGTGACGGTCATCAACTCATTGTGTGGATAAACATGGTCTGGATGACAGTACGTCATGCCGACCTTAATGTCCTGTAATTTTAATGCTTTTTTTTCCATAACTGTAATTGTTTAAATTGTTTGACGGTGCAAAGTTAGGGAAAAAATCTAATATACCAAAGAAAATCATGAAAAACTTGCAGGACAATATAACTTTTTAACACTTCACAACAAAAATGGGCACAGGAATAGCCCTGTGCCCTCTGATAACAATAAAAACAATAAAAAACTAAAACTATGAAGAACTAACCCTGTCTGAGTATTTGACTTTCACGTTCGTTACCAATGGTGAACTCACGAATGTCTGCATCCTCGGCATAGTTTCTTGCGTTCTCCAGAGCCTCACCCTCGTCGTTGCCAGTGACTTCGACGATTATTGAAGCATTGTAATTAAGTTGAATAGTGTATTTTCTTGCCATAATGAATTTGGATTAAAGTGTTTCGTGTCTGTTGTTATTTTGCTGGAATCTCAACGCCGTCTTTATAGACCGTAGCAAACGTTATAAGGACGTGTAGGACGCTTATCTCGCCCACGCTGTTGATTCCACTCACATACTCCATGATAGCGTCTGAGAACTCCTTAGAATCCTTCACAGCCTTCATCTGGGGATATGTCATTTCTAACCTGTGTCCCCTGTAATCTGGGCAGACGGCATAGCCATCATAGATGTCAAACTGGATAGGCTTCTTATAGCCCTCCACGTTTAGTTTCTCCGTACAAACCTTTTTGCCGTAGAACTTCTCAAAGATTTTACTTTCGTTTTTCTCCATTGTCGTTTTTCTGTTTAATGTTCAACTGGTGCAAAGATATATAAAAAAAATGAGAATCACAAATGATATTGCGATTCCCACTCTTAAAAAAACTTAAAACTTTTACAATTATGGTCAAACTTATACTATGTAGAAATTATTAACCTCTGGAACATCTTCCAATTCTACACCATCTTCGTCAGCCTCAACGAAGTCGAAATTAAGGTGTTCCATAATTTCATCAGCACTGGTTAAATCCGTATCGACAACAATGTCTAACGTAACTCTAATAGTCTTACTCATATCTTTATATTGTTTAATTGTTATTCTTCGTCACTGGTCAAGTCCTCGTCTGCATCACCCTTGTAACCATTGGTCAGATACTCATAGACTGCCTCATAGACACTGGAAACGCCTGCACAGGGCATAATCTTCTCGAAGTCGTTGGCGGGTATGCTCTGGTATAACTCCCCAATGTCGCCGTCAGAGTTGGGGCATCTGTCAAGGTAATCATCAGAATCAATGTCCCAATTGACATCAAACTCAATGTGTCCATCCTCGATAGTGACTTTCAGCACTTCTGCCTCGATGTAGTCAATATCCCAATCAAAGTCTGGTACGCCAACGATAAAGGCGTGCGGGGCTTGACTGCCTGCAAGGTCAACAACCCGCTTGTTGTGGACAACCATAAGACCGAAAATGTCTGCGACGATGCACTTGTGCAAATGCTTGATTTCGCCATAATAATCTTTCTTTTCCATAACTCTTTTATTGTTTAATGTTGTTGTTTCTGGGTGCAAAGTTAGGGAAAAATTTTGGAATAACCAAACTTTTCCCCAACTTTTTTTATCTCTGGTTAGAAAACCCAATCAATATTAGGGTCGTTAATCTTAATCACAAACGGAGTGTCAGGCACACGGAACTTACGTTTTCCGTCTTTCTCGTCAATGTAGTAGTCGTTGGCGGTCTTATGATAGTGGAGACCTACAATGTGACTGGCAGGGTCGAGATAACGCATATCGTAGGTGTTTCCGTCACAGATAGGGAATCCGTGAAAACTCTTTGGCAGTTTCTCGTCATAGAACACTACAGCCACCTTACCGCCCGCTTTGAGGAACTTTTCACAATCATCCCAATTGTAGCCGTTGTAGGATAATGTGAGGTCATAGTTCGGGTACTGCTGCATCAGTTTGATGCGACTGGCTACCTTAGTGTAGTCGTAGAACTGAATATCGGGGAACAACTCCAAAATGTTCTTTCCTGTCTCTGGGTCTCTGAAAGCCAGCGGTGACAGGTCGCTTGTGCCGTTCAGACGGACGGAGAAAGCCATGCCCTTGCTCTCTGCCTGTCTCTTATACTTGTTAATCTCATGCACGAGCAGACGCATGAAAGTAGCCTTGTCCTCGTGGAACATCTTAGTTTTCTTGATGCGAGACCTGTTGACAAAGGAATCGTACACATCACCGCCGTTATCAATCTGCTGCAATTGTGCTGCCTTATTGTGTCCGCTGCCGTTGAGACAGAAAGCCTTGCAATACTGGCTATTCGGGCACACGTTGTAACCGCTCATATCAGCAGGGGCGAGATAAATGCAGTAGGTCATAGTGCCGTTGTTGTAGGAATACTGCATCTTAGCACTCTGGGCTACGTTACCCAGATAGGAAATTCCGTAACTCTCTAATGTCTTTCCGTAAAGAAATTTTTTATCCATAATGTAAATGTTTAAAGTGTTATTTGTCTTATGACGGTGCAAAGTTACAGAAAAAATATGAATCTACCAAATTTTTTCAAGAAAACTTGCAGGATAATATAACTTTTTAACAGTTATTAAGAAAAACCCTTGAATATATTAGGCTGGTATAAGTGACATTAGACAGCCACAGATTAAACCAATGAAGAAGCCTAATAGCCCACATTCTACCTTATTGAACGATGTTATCTTTCTCATGTTATTCTGGTCTAAATTCCACGCTAGCCATCTGTGTCCCGCAGTCATGCCTGTTACAGATAATATTGTAGCCAGACAGCAGGTTTTCGTCGTATACATTGATAATCATGTTATCGTCGATACGCTCACCACAAGCAGGGCACGTAATCACAAAGTCAGAGTAGTTATCCAGGGGGAAGTAACTTACACCCAGCCCAATTAACTCAGAAATCGCCTGTGAGCCGCAAACGACATCATAGATGGCTAATATACCGTTCTTGCCGTCGAAACTCTTCTGGAGGCGTAAAACACGCAATCTGATAAGCATATTGACTATATTACCAAGCCTGCTGTCAGAGACGTAGATACGAATCAAATATTTTTTCCTGTTCATAACTTTATATTGTCCTATATAACTTACTCATTAGATAGTGGAAGCCCCACCAGACTGGCAGGGCTTCCTGTCGGGCTTATGCCACAGCCAGAAGCAACTCCTGTGCTTTCTGGATTTTGTTGTAGGCATTACCACCCATGAGGCTGTCGAACTTGATTTCCTCGTTGGAGAAGTTCGCAACGTTCTGGTAGTAACTGGTCAGCCCGTTGATAGCCCAGAGAGCCGTGCCACGCTCCTGTATGTCCTGTCCAACGCCCTTGTCGAGGGTGTCCTTGACATTCAGCCAGAGGTTACGCCCACGGGTCTTGATACCCTCGGCGAAGATGTCACCTGTCTCGTGGAACACCTTTGCAGCCTCTGGAGAGAGCAGCACATCGGCGAGGATATTGTCGAGGTCTTTCTCCGACACCTTGATGGTGCGCAGATGGTCGAACTGCTCTTTGAGACCCTTGCTGTAGACATCGTACAGGTTCAGCGTGTCATACGTGAACTTGGCATTTTCCTCGTTCAGCAAGTCGAGGCGGTTCATCACATTGCGGCTGTGACGGAAAGAGAGCCTGCCGATGTTGTTGTGCAGGGCAAGGTTCAGAGTGTTGTTGCACACCACCCGAATCGGGGTGATAACACAGCGTACAGAGCCAGTACCATCGTGAGAGGTGGTGAAGCAGGCGTACATATCCACGAGGTCATCCCTCTGGGCATCCAGTACTATCTGCTTTGGGAACTTGGCGGTGACGAACACACGCTCACCACGACCTAAGACACCTGCTGTCTCAATGACTGGTGTGTTGTCCCTGTCGGCGAACTTGCCAGAGACCAACAGGTCAACGAACTTAAAGGCATCGCTGTTCTGGACAATGCCGTAGGAATCAGAGACCACACCCAGAGACTGGTTGATGTCGGTGCGGACGGTAGCCATAGTGTTGGGGACGATGAGGGATAACAGGGTGTCCTCGTCCAGACCCTCACCATTCAGAATCTTAGTCTGAATGTCCTGCGGAAGCACCATGACGGGCTGCATAGCCACATCGTAGTCGGCGTGCGATAACTTCAACGCCTCGTCAACGTGCATTGCGCCGTCAACTTCCTGTCCCAGACCGTGCCATGAAAGACCACTTTTCTTGTTCTCAACAAAGGAGTAAACTCCGTTTCTGTTCTCAATGTTTGCTGCCATAATCGTAATGTTTTGTTAGGCTATCCTCAGACTATCTTCGGATTTCTGGTGCAAAGTTAGGCATTATTTTTGAATCTACCAAGAAAAAATCAAAAAAACTTGCAGGATAATATAAAACTTTAACAGTCGTTCACACTTTGAAACGGATTTTCACTAAAAAATGGGGCTATCTTCCCAGACAGCCCCACTCCACAAACACTATTAATCCTAAAACCTTATGGAAACAAAAAACACACTCTACGTTAATACTACACAATCAGACAGGTCTTCAACGCCACATGACCGAATCTGATACTGGTCAATGATGCCTTTTAACTCAGACCCTAATGTTAAGCCCTCCCATGCTTGATGATACTCGTTGCACTCATCATCGCTCGACATCAAGACAGCCTTGCTGCCATGCCCCTGTGCGCTCATTCTGAGGCACATTTGGGCTAACTGGTCAACGGTAATATATTTCATATTATATCCTCCTTTCTTAGTACGGATGATTAATGTCCTTGAAATGG